CCATCAGTCGCCCAATATGGCACAAGTTCCTGCTGTGTATTCACCCTATGGAAAAGAATGCAGAGAGTTATGGATTACAAACAAAGGTTATAAATTAGTAGGTGTTGATGCCTCAGGACTTGAGTTGAGGATGTTAGCACATTATATGAACGATAAGGAATATACACATGAAATCATTAATGGAGATATACACACAGCAAATCAGATTAGGACTGGCTTGGAGTCAAGAGATGAGGCGAAGACATTTATATACGCACTCATTTATGGAGCAGGTTCAAAAAAAATCGGAAGTATCATCAAAAGGTCTGAAAGAGATGGAGAAAGAGTTAAAGAAAAATTTCTTAGAGCTACACCAAGTTTTAAACGACTACGAGAAAGAGTGGATGGAGTGGCTCAAAAAAGATGGCTCAGAGGTCTCGACCAAAGAAAAATCCTCATAAGACACCCCCACGCTGCGTTAAACACCCTATTACAGGGTGCTGGTGCGTGTGTTATGAAGAAAGCGTTGACATTACTAGACCAATATGTTATAAATAAACGAATCAAAGCTTATCTTATTGTTAATGTACATGATGAGTTTCAATATGAGGTTGAAGATAGTAGAGCCGAAGAGTTTGGAAACTTAGCAGTACAATCAATAAGAGAGGCAGGAAAGGAATTAAAAATAAGGTGTCCCTTAGATGGAAAATATAAAATCGGAAACAACTGGGCAGAAACACATTGATACAATAGCAACTGATATTAAAACATTAGTCGCTGGAATATCAAATGGTAAACCTGCTAACGTCACAGAAGAAAATATGGATAGGTTTCTCCTTAATATTAAGGAAGCTTTTAATTCATGGAACAATCCTGTTAGAGAAAAAGATGGGAAGTTAAGAATGTCAGTACTAGGTAAACCACCTAGACAATTATGGTATGATAGATTTAGTCCAAAGAAAACTAAATCTTATGATGCTAGTTTAAATATTAAATTTTTATATGGACATATTTTAGAACATCTATTATTATATCTAGCAGAATTAACTGGACATAAAATAGGAGACCAACAAAAGAAAGTAGAGATAGATAATATTAAAGGACATATAGATGCGACAGTAGATGGTGAAGTGTGTGATGTTAAGTCAGCATCATCATTTAGTTTTAAGAAATTTAAAACAGGAGAGTTAGTTGGTGATGACCCATTTGGTTATCATGCCCAGTTATCAGGATATGAAACAGGTATGGGTACAAATGGAGGAGGTTTTTTGGTTATGGATAAATCAAGTGGAGATGTTTGTTTCTATAAACCTGATGAGTTAGCTAAACCAAATGTTACAACTTTAATTAAAACTTTACAAGATACATTAAAGAGTAAGATACCACCTGAGAAGTGTTATCAATTATCAGAAACAAAAGGTGGAAATAAATCTTTACCTATTGGTTGTCAGTTTTGTACACATAAATGGGAATGTTATAAAGATGCTAATGATGGAAAAGGATTAAGAGTATTTAAATATTCTAATAAGTATGTTTATTTAGCTGAAGTAAGTAGACAACCTAATGTTGAAGAGATAACTAAAAACTTTTCAGAAGAATTAAAAACTTATGGAAAAAGATGAGACAATTAATTGAAAGCTTTATAGATGTAGGTAGTGGATTTTTATTAGCAATTTTAATTCAGTTGCTAATTTTTCCTCTTTTTGGTTTGTATCCTACTATAATGGATAGTATTGGAATAGCTTTAATTTTTACTGTGGTTTCTATAACAAGGTCTTGGATGTGGAGATTAGTATTTAAAAAAATATAATGGAAGAAAAAAATTTTACAAAAAATGATATTCCTTTTTTTAAAGATGAATTAAAAACAGCCGAGAAAGAATATTCCAAAGATATAGAAGAAACAATGCATAAATCTTTAACAGGAGATAGATTTGAGAAAAGAGTTAAGAGATTAAAAAAAATTATAAAATTATTAAATTCTGGAATATTCTTTAAAGAATATAATCCTCCAAGTTTAATAATAGTAAAAGATAAATTTATTATATCATTAATCAAAAATATTTGGAGAATAAAAGGAAGACAAGTATGGTATAGACATACAGAAAATCTTAATTCTTTTAAAGAAAATTATATTGAGAAAGACTTTAAAAAAATATAAAGATGAACACTAAACAAATGAGTAAATATAAATATTGGAATACAAAAAAATTAAAAGATTTATTAAATAAAATACATTTGGGTAACAAAGATAAAGGATATGGAGCAAATGTTGGAGGTAGAGCTAGTACAAAGGATATTCATTTTGAAATTGAAATTGAAGATTTACTTTGGCAGAGAGAGAAGAGAGAGAAAGGTATTGAAGATTTTGATATTCATTTGGGTTGTGCTGCTTATCCTTATTGTGATATAAACCCCACAATGTGTTGTTATGAATACAACTGCATATAAGAAGAACTAAGTTGGTAAAGATGAATACAAAACAAATGAGTAAGATAAGAAACAAAGCTAAACATATTATGGTTGAATGGCTTAAAGGATTATTAAATCCTGAAGAACAAAAGAAAGTTAATGTTAAGAATGTATTTAAATTATTACCTAATCAAACTCATTATTGGCAAGATACAACATTAAGATTACAACCTTGGTCTTATAAATGGATAGTTAAAAAATTAAAAAAGAATCCTCATTGGACTATAGATGATTTAAATGAAAGCTTAGAACCTACAGAAAGAGATAAGAGAAGAGCAAGGATGGCTAATGAAGGTCCTCTTGCTATGTAATTATGACGAATAAAGATATGTTTAAAGGTATTACTTATGATTCATTAGATAAACAAGTAGATGGAAACCATTATGCAAAAATGAAAATACAACCTGCTCAATTTATAAATGAAAATCATTTAGAGTTTGCAGAAGGTAATGCTATTAAATATATATGTAGACACAAATCAAAAGGAAAGAGGAAGGATATAGAAAAGGCAATACATTATTTAGAAATGATATTAGAAAGGGACTATGACAATTAATGAAGCACAAATAACTCAATTAGAAAAAAGAGCTAGAGGTTTTCGTAGAATTATTTCTGCTCTTAATGATTTACCTATGTATGGAATTACTCCTACTATAGATAAAATATTATATGTAATAATAGGTGAACTTAAAGAACATCTAAAGAAAAAAATAACTAGAAATAATCAAAAGTTAAATGAAATTCATACAACAAGTGTGGATAGTTTACTAGATGATGACGGACAAGGAGGAGTAATAGGTGAAGTGAGAACTGAACCTAGTTTTGTAAGTAAGGAATACTCTTCTAAGATAGAAAGTGTTATAAAAAATGATTGAAACTATTTTTGCTTTACTTATGATAATTAACCATGAAATGAGGTAGACTATGAAGAGAGAAGAAAGCTATAAATTAACAAAAGAAAAGAATGAATCAGGTATGGTTTCTGAAAAGATTATAGATACCAGGAAACAAAAAGGTTTACTCTCAGGCAACCCTGTTTACAAACCTTTTAGATATCCTTGGTGTTATGATGCTTGGCTTACCCAACAAAGAATACATTGGTTGCCCGAAGAAGTTCCTATGTCAGATGATGTGAGAGATTGGCAAAAGAATATTACTCCAGCAGAAAAGAATTTACTGATGCAAATATTTAGATTCTTTACTCAAGCAGATGTTGAAGTTAATAATTATTACATGGGACATTGTATGAACGTCTTCAAACCTACTGAAGTTAAGATGATGTTGTCTGTATTTTCTGCTATGGAAACAGTGCACATGGCAGCGTATGCACACTTACTAGATACTGTTGGCTTGCCTGAAACAGAATATTCGGAATTTTTAAAGATCAAGGCTATGAGGGATAAATACGATTACTTGCAGGAATGCAAATCAGATTCACTTCATAACATCGCCAAGACGGTTGCTATTTGCAGCGCATTTACGGAGGGTGTACAATTATTTGCAAGCTTTGCGATTCTTTTAAATTTTCCACGACACAACAAGATGAAGGGCATGGGCCAGATCATTACCTGGTCGGTGCG